CCGGCATATAATCCACGACTCTTCTTAATATGATCCACATCCAAACCATAGTCTCTTAAGGTTTCTAAGTCTTGATGTAACTTTCCGTCTTCATCCAAGATTCCAAAATACCTCTTAAACATCAGTCTATCCTCAGATGTACGGTAAACATCCGTAATAGCTTCCTTGGATAATATATGATCTAGGTCTGTGAACAGGAGGTACTCTCCTTTGGCCTTCTGAGCCCCTACGTTGCGTCCTAAACCCTGTGTCCAAGCAAGTTGGTTGTTAGTAGCATATATGTGAAGATTCTTTAATTTGTAATCGCTTTCCTTTAAAGGTGGGTTACTCCCATCATCCACGATAATAATTTCAATATCATCTGGTAGATTCATACTATTAAAGTGCTTTATCTGTCTATCCAAGGCTCCATGACTATTATATACAGAAATTATAATTGACAGTTTCATGCGATATTATTTAACTCCTTAAAGTTACTAACAACAGAAGTCCACGGTAGAACCTTCTTGTAATCATATCTGTACTTAAATAGTGGCCATACTCTTTCGTAATGATAATCTTGTGGTAAATTAACATGTTTTTGATCCGGTTGTGTATCATGAATAACAATATAATCTGCAATATTAGCAAATCTAGGTATATCAACCGCACGTCTAGAATTTGGGCCATGGTCAATAAACACCATTCCCCAGTGTTTCTTATCAAAATCGGCACTGTCCCAGTCTTTACACAAGACTATGTGATGATACTTACTCTCGTACTTTTTAGCTCTTTCGTACCAATATTCTTTACTCTCGTAAGAGTAGACATGTCTATGCGTGATTGAAGATAGCCAGTGAAGAAGTAGGGTAGAGAAATATCCAGTGCCCACCTCCAATACATCACCTTCTGATAAATCAAATACTCTCATTAGAAGCATTATATGAGTCGCAACAAGGACTCTATCAGTTCTGTGTTCCATAAAACCTTTCTATAAAATTTTTAGCATCCTGCCAGTACGGGATGTCATACGCTTTAATCTGGCCTAATCTCTTAGTCTTACCTTGAATATCGTATCCTATGGCATCGGGATGACTAAAAACTACACATGGGCATGTTGAAGTAAATTCAATTGTTTTTCTAGGAGTAACCCCTAATGCACTCTCATACCTTCCGGGTTCACCCCAGTAACTTAGTGGAATTTTTGATTCATCTGGATACTTAGCAAATCTCTCCTCTAACGCTTCTATTAGTAAATCTCTCGGTGCAATAAGTGTGGTATTGGATTTACGAAATTTCAAGGAGTAAATTGGTGGGTCAACCCATGAGTATATAGACCATCGTGCCATATCATAGGCAAATTCATCGTCTTTAGGCCTATATGTATTAAAATGTTCCTTACAGTACAAAACATCATCCTCTGCTAGTGCTACATACTTAGTTTCTGCCGCTTTAGCACCCGTTAACATCTGGTGATAGATATTTATGTACGATCTTCCTATATCTCCTACACAAATGTTCCTGCCTAGGTCTAAAGGTTTTTGAGATACACTAATAAGTGGGTAGTTTCCAATGGACTCTAATAGTTGTTTTTGAGCGGCACTAAAAAGAGGCTCTCTAAGGGTATTAGCTGTGTAATATATTACAGTGAGATCTCTTTGATCCACATCCAACTCCTCTCTACTGGGTGATCCAGTACAAACCAAGGTTTAATCTTATGTGAATCAGTCCATGCTTCAACAACCCATTCTACATGGCACATCGTTCTCTTCCATGTATTTTTCCCCATATCGTGACCTGATATTATTCCTCCGGGTCTGACCTTTTTGCTCCATTGAGCTATATCGTTGGTAATAAACTCAAAACTGTGGTTGGCATCTATAAACACAAAGTCTAGGGAATTATCTGGAAACTTGTTAACTGCGTCCATACTCCACTCTCTTATAATGTGATTATTCTTATATGGTGCGAGCTTTGCCTTAGCCGTTTCATATAAAGGTGGGTAGTTATGAGGCTTTCTAAAGTTATTAAGTACTGGATACCATTCCCATTTATCAATAGAGTAAATCTGTGCATCGGGAAGTTCCTTGCATAGAATTTCGGAGAACTTACCTTCTAATACCCCTATCTCAGCTCCTGACTTAAAACCTAACTCTCTAAATATTACTGGTAAATCTATAAGCCTATTACAAGGTATCTTCAAAGGAGACGGTTGGGTTAAATCTAAAGAATATTTCTTTACTAAGTAATCTAAAGTTTCCATATTTGATCCCTCCAGTCTTCCGGCCATTCGGGAACAGGCCAGAACTTTTCTATGTAATCAACAAATAATTGTTTGTTCTCGTTCACCCATAGGTTATAGGAGTAAGAATTACAATCCCGAACACTCTTATTGCTCATATAGTACATCCTCCCGTATTTTTCCCCTTTATGAAGATGGGCATACCAAGTTTTCTTGTTAGTTATCACTCTTCCACCATCCTTGCGAACCTTCATACTTATTTCCTCTGCTTCTTGACCCCATCCAGTGTACCCATCTATCTGCATCAGACCTAAGTACTTGAAGTAGTCCTTGGTCATAAACCAACAACTACCTTGAAAGTGCATAGTATCATCTATAGGTTTATCTATATTAGCTAGAGTTCTTGCATCCCATTTAAATCCATGAAGAGCGGGTCTATCAAATTTAAGAGGCCACATCGTATACTCGTAATCTATAGGGGGTCTTTTATCCACTTGGGTTTGTAGACACCACTTCTCAGCATCAAGTCTTTGTCTACGGGGAATCTGCACCCAATCTTCTCTATGTTCTCTTTTAAGAACCTCATCAAATCCTTTATCCATCATGCAGTGTGCGTCTAAAGACATTATGTATTCTCCTTCGCATATATCAACAACATGATTAATCATGTGTCTTTTCTTTGTGTAATCTGTTTTGGGAAAGTTTATGTACTTAACTCTAGGATCGTTAACAATATCGTTCTCTGGAATCTCGTAACCGTCTAAAGTGGGGAAGATCTCTATATCACCTGTCGCTTTATCTAGAACATCAAGAATAGTATTTTTCAAGAATTTCTCATTCTTTGACGGAATAACAATAGTGAGTATATTGTCCACGCAACAAATATATCACTAATAACCCCAATGTCTATAAGTTCATTAGAAGCTTGGACTTACTGAAGCCGATGGACTCACCGAAGGACTTACTGAAGTCGAAGGACTGTAACTTGTCGAGGGACTTGTACTGGTACTAGGGCTTACACTAGAACTTGGACTCAAAGAAGGGCTAATAGAAGGACTATTACTTGGAGACTGTGAAGGACTTAATGAGGTAGAAGGACTCACTGATGGTGAGTTACTTGGACTTACACTGGTTGAGGGACTTCTACTAGCTGATGGGCTCACTGATGAACTTGGAGACAAACTTGGTGAGAGACTTGTGGATGGGCTCACTGATGAAGAAGGACTTCTAGAGGCACTAGGGGAAGTACTTGGTGATTCACTTGGACTATTAGAAGTCGAAGGACTCAGACTTGTAGAAGGTGAGGGGCTTTGACTTGAAGATGGTGAAGTAGAAGGGCTTACTGAAGGACTATTGCTTCTACTTGGAGACAAACTTGGACTCATTGAAGAGCTTGGACTATAAGATGGGCTGTTAGATGGACTTCTGGAGGCAGATGGACTCAAAGACGGGGAGTTAGATGGACTTGCTGAAGATGAGGCACTATTATTTGGAATGTTTGATTCCCATGAAGATACACCATCAGTTCCACCATTAACATAAATTCCTTCATTAGGAGCGTTCTTTCTCAAGAACATTGCACCTTTCTTAAATCCTGAATCTCCCTGTGGAATCTCGTTACCGGCAGAGATAACGATTCTTCCAAGAGAATCTCTTAAAACAACTTCATTGAAAAGGTAAGGAGTGAGAGCATTCAAAAAGGCAGTCTCAGAATCTAATCTTCTTGCTGCTGGTATTGCTTGAATACGGTCAATTTCATTTTGTGTACTCTGAGGCAAATCTGCTTTTAATTTAAATCCACTCATTTTTTTCCTTTTCTGAAACTATCCCCTCCCCAGTTAAGGGAAGGGGTTAGGCTCAATTAACTAGTTACAGTTTCCAGTAACCGTCAACAAGTGCTTTTCTTCTTTCATCGGGAACCTTAGCTCCGTAGACGTAAAGTGACTTGTATAGTTTACCGAAATTCTTAATAGCATCTTCGACACCATTCTCAGTTAATCCCATGGCAGAGCATATTGCTGACTTGTGTCCACCTAAACAGTGAATTCCATCAATCGTGTTTCCTGTGGCTCTTCCGTCTGCAACTTCGTAGATGTTAAATCCTGCTAATTGACCCGGCATTTTACCATTCTGAACTGAATTTCTTCCACTTTCTGATCCGATGTTTACCCATTGAGGGGACTGTCTGATAAGAGTAGCGATTGAGGCTGGAACAACTAAGAATCTATCTGAATCTGGAATCTCGTTGTTAGTAAGCATTGTCGCTAACGTGGAGATATGACCAAAGATAGTATCTTTAGTAACTTGTACTGCTGAGTAACCTTGAACTGTATAAGCAGTATCTGTAGTTGTACCAATCTTTCCACCTGTGTAGGCTGAAACTGAATCATCCCTATCATCTTCGATAGTTATTGATCCAGTGTTGGAGAAAGATTTAACTCTATACCAAGATGTTTGTCCTGTGGCCTTAAAACCAGCTCCCACCATTCCTGATGTAAACGTAGTTCCTGATCCTGTAACAACTCCTGTAGTTGCAGCAACATCTACTAATCCAGTTATGTAGTCAGTACCATCTCTGTTACCGGCTCCAACATCTGTGTAGAATCCTAAAATAAACTTATCAATGATTTGTTTCATTCTTGAAGCAGTTTGCTTTTGAATTGTTGACTCAGGATTTTTGATATACGATCTAAAAGTATCGTAATCCTTGACTCTAAAATAAATATACCTGGCTTGATCCGTAATAAGTTGAGCATTGCTTTCTGTCAGATCATCGGCTGTCATATCTGCTCCTGTATATGCATGAGCATCAATGGCTCCGAAGGTTAAGACGTTTAGGATACTTGTTTTATCTTTTATTTGGCCTTCGTAGTCGCTATTTGTAATAGCATCCGATACGGAGGTTGCATAGAAGATTTCAAGTGCCTGTGCGGCAAATGCTTCAGCTAGTTTTGTAGGATATGTATTCATAATCGGTTTTCCTTTCAAACTAAAATAAATAAGTTCTTTAGTCGCGATTCCGATTATGACGGAGTTAGCTTAATATCTAGATTCTGAAGTTATTTTTTGAAGACGTCAAGACCCCTATATTTCTAGTCTTATTTTCCCCTGTTTTATTAGTCTTCTATATTCCTTGGGGTTAGTTTCTCTGATATGTTTAGCATCCTCATCGGTTAGTCCTGCGGGCTTTTCCTCAGCAACTCCACCACCACCAGATAGAAGTACAGACCCCTTAGTAGGCTTTTTAACAGGCATACTAGCAAGACCATATAAGAATGATGTAGCAAGATCTTCAAGATCCATTCCTATTCTTTGGTTCCTCATACAAAATCTTCTAAAATCTTCTGCATGTTCTTCAACTAGAGGATACTTAGCGGCAACCTCAACTGATTCAGTGAATGATACGACCTTATCGGCCCAGTCATCCATGTTTCTTGATTCCTTAACAATTTCATTAACCTTATCAGTCTTTTTCTTACTCCATAGGACTTCTTTCAACATTCCTTTAGAGAAATCATCTAGTTCATCGTAGTTTGTACCTTTAGACCTAGCGAATATAACCATCTCTTCATCGGTAGGCTCTGGGAGACTATTAGATTCCTCAATAACAGAGGTAAGTTTCTTATTCTTGAAGTACTGGGTTAATGCTTCTTTACTGGACTCACTGTACTTTTCTTTGTAATCAACGGATGGTTTAGGTTGTTCAACCTCTTTAACTTCTTTAGGCTCTTCCTTGGGTTCCTCGGCTATACTTTCAACACTACTTGGAACCTCCTCATTAACTATCTCTTCTGGAGCAGTCTCTGCAACTGCTTCCTGTACTACTTCTTGTAACTCTTCCTTTCGTTTACGATTATCTAGATTAGACATAGATATTCAACCTTTCTGTTTTAACAGAGTTCGGATATCCGTTAAAAATTAATTAATTTAGTTTGTCCTTGGTTTTCTTCTCAATCCTAGGCTTTATCTCTTCCTCTATGGGTTCTGTAGGCTTATCCAAGATACTAGAGAACTTGTTAAGTTGCCCAGTAGTTAGGTAATAGCATCTAGCTACTAAGAATGCTTTTTCATCTTCTGTTAAAGACTTAACATCCTTATCAACTATCTCATCTAATACGTCCATAAAGTTTCTATTTATTCCTAAAGTGTTTTCCATATTACTTACCCATTGCTTTCTTGGCTTTCTTCCAAAACATAGCACCAGCAACTTTCTTTCCTGCTTCTACTGATCCATATTCTTTTGCGGCTTTATCTTCTATCTTCTTAAAACCACCAGTCTTTTTAGTTCTACCTAACTTCTTAACCATTGCTAACCCTTTCTTACCTCTTGGCATCATCATTTTCATAGTTTTCCTTTCTGGGGCTTAATATTCTTTAAAGAATTCCTAAGTGCTGTCTCAGCCTTCTCAGGACTCGTCAGAAAAGCCTCTAATAAAATATAGTTCTTCAATCTTGCTTTTAATATTAAATCTTTGAATATATGAAAACCCCTAATGTCGGTTAACTGTAAGGAAATAGAGTTCTTCATATCAACTATGTGTTGTTTGATATCTTCTTTGGATAAATCTCTAATGCTAAATGATTGTTGATTGTAGGTCTCGCGTTCTTCTATGTTCAGATCTTCATACTTTAGGCCGTAATCTTCCAGAATCTTATCAAAAGAGTTCATAGTTTTTTATACACCTTATTTTTGAACATTTGCAACATTATTGACTGGATTAACGGGTGCTGGTTGTGGGGATGCTTGAGGTAACGCTTGTGGAGTTTGTCCGGGCATTGTTCCCATATCCGCACCGACGCTTAACTGTTTCTGCTTTTCAAAATCCATTATCTCCTTTTCCTCATCGGCTGTAACATCGGGGATAAATTCTATTAACGTTTTCTTATAAAGATCCTGTAGAGGCTGATTATCTGGCATAGCGGCAACGGCAATATTCATTTTCTGTAGTTTGTCCATATCCTCAGTCTGTTTATCTGATTTTAACTTCACCTCAACTGTATACCCAGACTTAGTCATCCAACCATCAGGGGATATTTCCTTGCTAAACATGTTTGAGGTTACTCTACCCTTCTTAAATACCTTAATAGCGTCTATGGAATCAGACGAAGCGTCTAAGAACTTAATATATTTAGTTCCAAAGTTCTTCCAATCTTCATGGTAAAAGACTACTAACGTCTTAACCCTATCAATAGCGTTAGAAACCTCTATCTGGACTTGACCCAGAGTCCTAGCCCCGTTAGGCATTTCACCTGTCTGACCTGTAACTGCGATAGCCTTCTCAGCGATACTGATCATAAATTGCATCTCATTTAAAGAATCTGCTAGATCTCCAACAACAACATCTTTTATCATAGCGTTTGGATCACCGGGAGTTGGGTACCATCCCCATGCTACAGGTTGGAATGTCTGAGGGACAAAATTAACGTTAGAAGAATCATAGTAGTGCATGTTTAGATTTCTTAGAGTTCTATTCTCAACTAACTGAGATGCCCATGAGTTTAAGACTTTGTTTACTTGTCTAACAGTATCAGCGGGCCCATCACTCCAGAAGTCTGTTCTTTCCATATCCACACCCCATGATGTATAGGGATAATGATTAAACCAGTAATCATCATCAGTCTCACCTATAACTTCGTGTAAGGGTTTCTTGTATAGCTTAAACATTCCACCATCCGTGGAGGCTACAATGTATAAGATGACCTCAGTATCTTTAAGTTTAGAGTTATATTCTTTTCTATAAACTTCTTGTAATTCAACGTAGGTCTCTCCTACCAAAGGGTCGAATGCATCAATAAGCCCCATGTTAGACATTCTTTCCTGCTTATCTGCTAATTGATGAAAGTTGTGTTCTGCTTCCTCTGATGTAGAGGTTCTAGAGCAATAGTTTTTCAAATCTTTAACAACTTGAGTGTTGAATTGCTCGTTCGCCTCTATCTCACTTAATGTTCTATAAATTCCTGTCTGAATGATGCATCTTGCTGAATCTAAGTCAGCCGGGTCAACGTGACGTTCAACCAACATATCCTGTGGGTCAATGATTTCAAATCTAAACATTCCGTCTTTTATGTTAAGTTTCTTAAAAGATCTTCCAAACAATAAGGCTTGTTTCTTATCCACACGATCTCTCACTGGTAACTTGTTAACTTCAGACATTTTATTCCAGTATTCATTGTAGAAGATTTCTTTTTGCTGGTCATTATCAAGGTTCTTGAAGTACAACATAGGTGGATCTGATATATCCTTCATCATTGTAGATAAGGCATATCTCATAAGGGGGATGTTTACTGATTGTCTTTGAGTGAGTCTATTTGTGATTACCTTGTCTCTTTGTAGTGTGTAGTTATCTGTCCAATCCTCATGTTTTCTCTGTCTAAACTGGAGTGCACTTTTCTTGTCCTGAGCAATCTTTAAAAGATCTTCATCCGTAACGTAGTTGGTGTTTGGTTTCATATACTCTAAACCTACTTACTTTTTTTTAACAATGCAATATCAGTATCCAACTACCCCACCCCATTCAGTAGGCATACCAGCTCCTATGATCTTCTCTCTATTTGGTGGATTATAGGCTGGTGGCTTGTCCTTAACAAATGAGGCACTCATTGCGTATCTAACGGCGTCCATGCAATGATTCCATATCTGTGTAGGTTCGTTGATGATCTTCCCATCTCTATCTGTTAACCATAAGTAGTTGTGGTATTCCTTAATCAGATTAACACTGCTTTTGGTGACCATAATCTTTTGATCCTGAACATATTGAATACCTTGCAGCACACTACCGGGGCCTTTAATTGTAGGAATTATGCTTATACCAAGACTCTTCAGTTCATCAATGCTCTTAGGTTCGGCACTATCAGCAATGACTAAGGCACGTGGACTGTTAAGTATAATCTCTCCTATTTCACGATTGCTTAGACCTTGCTTGTACATGATTTCGTGTAAAACTACGTAATCGTTGTATTTATAACGGGCTACAATGGCTGTGGGATCGTTTGTATAACCAAAGTCTAGTCCATAACCCTCTAACGTAGCTCCGGGTGGAACTTCGTCAACTAGTTCCCAACCTTTATATATTCTACCTTCAGCCTCACCTAAGAGTCCCTCACCATAAACTCTCCACCAACCAGTATTAAATCTGTGTGCCTCTAAAGCTTGGACTACTGCTGGATCTAATGCTTCATTATCTTTGTAATTTAGGGTAATAAAGTCACAATCAAAGTGCGGTAAGATCTCAGTGTAGAAGAAAAACTCAGCCACGGGGTTCCAGTCTAGCCATACAATTCTTTTAGTCCTTACCTCCATCTGGGTGAAAGTTTCATATCCTATACCATTCGCCTCATTGATAAACAAAACATCACGTCTAGCACCTCTAACCTTCTCATACTGATCTGCTGAAAAGAACTCCATAATAGTTCCTGTCTCAAACGTGTATATGAAGTCACTCTTATTCCACCTATCATCTTTGAAGTAGTTATGACCGTTCATAATATTTAAAAAATCCCTCATGGCTCCTCTTTTTAAGTGTGGGAGAGTTTCTGAGACAACACTAACAATCTCATTAGTATGAGTCTGAGCATAGTTTATTAAGATAGTTAGAATTGAAATAGTCTTACCTGCTGAAGTTCCTCCAGATACTCCACGAATACGTTTATTTAGTTGGAGTAGTTTCTTTGTTGCTGAGGTCAGACTGTACATTCATTGTTCCTAAAATAGGTGTTGGAAGATCTTTACCGTCTGCTCCAGTTACTTCGGTACGTTGTGCAAACTCTTGTTTAAACATTCTTTCTAGTCTCCATTCAATATTCTTAACATCTTTCAAGTTGTTCTGAACATATTCTGCCTTTAAGTTAGCTATTCGTTCCGCAAAGTCCGTGTCTTCATTCTTCCAACGACTTATAGTATCCTCGTCTCTTCCAATGTACATAGAAGCAAACCTCTGCATAGGTACGTCTTTGAAGTATACTAAGAACTTTTCTTTGAGTGGGAGTCTATTGTCATTGATCATATTTTTCTTATTAAAACGTAAGCTGCAAATCCTTGGGCACAGCTACGTCTTAGAAATCCTTTCTTACATAATACTTCTGCTGATGCTCTTACAGTC